TTCCACAAGTTACATTCCATTCTTTCGGCGTGGCTGCCCTTGCTTTTCCCGCAAAAAAAACTACACTACACAGCAAAAAACGCGCCAGCCCTGCGTGTTCCACGTAGGCAGTCGCAGCCCTCATTCCGCTACGCTCCATTGCGGGCTATCTGCGTCTGCCACCCTCGCTCCACTCGCAGTCGGCTCGCGCCTCTCAACTCCGCAGGCAAAAAATCACTCCGCTATCGCTCCGCTAATTTTTTACCTGCTCCGTTTCGGCTCAAGGCTGCTTTACCTGCGTTGTTTTTGTGCTACGCCCGCGCCAACCCCCGACCACCCACCCCTAAAAACAGTTGAATTTTTTATTTTATTTGCGTTACCACGCAGGTTTTTTGAATTGCATAATTTTGAATTTCAGTCCTTTTTGCCCGAAAAAAAGGAATATGCAAAGTTAGCAATTCCGCTTACCGTCAGTAAAGGTCAAGCCCTGCGGGTTTTTCAAAAAATCTTCCTTTTTATTTCTTAACGCTGCGCTAAAATAAAAAGAGTATTTATTTGAAAAAACCTTGACAGCCGCCGCTACATTGCTTTTTTATTTGCATATCCTTTTTTTCTTCTTTTTTTTCTTTTTTCTTCTTTTTCGGGGAAAAAATAATTGTTGTTTTTTGTGTCTGTAAAAGCAAGTTAGTGCAACCAAAAGCATAAGCCGCCAATATCTCAAAGGGTAGCAAATGCAGTTATATTTTTGCAGTCGGATAGGGTCAGGTCAATACCAAGTCCGTACCAAGTCCAAGTAAAAGTAATTATTCACCCCTTAAAATTTGTAGAATATGGGAACAATCAAAAAAGGAATTTTAGGCGGCTTTTCGGGTAAAGTCGGAACAGTCGTAGGCGCAAGTTGGAAAGGCATTGCATATATGCGTTCACTTCCGCTAAAAGTAAGAAACCCGCGTACACAACCACAAAGAATGCAGCGCAGTAAATTTGCGCTTTCGCTTGCTTTACTGCAACCGATGACCGCTTTTTTGCGCACAGGTTGGAAATTGTACGCACACAAACAGTCGCCGTTTAACGCAGCAATGTCGTACACGATTGCCAATGCAATAACAGGCGCTTACCCCGATTATGACATTGACCCGAGCAAAGTGTTAGTTTCTCGCGGTGCATTACCCACCGCCACCAACACATTTGTATCTTTCGACGACGGCAAAGTTGAATTTCAGTGGGAAGATAACAGCGGCGTAAATTCCGCAAAAGCAACCGACAAAGCGTTAATCGCAATCCTCAACCTTGCAAAAGGCGAAGCCATTACCGACAACGCAGGAGCAGAACGCCAAGATTGTGTACAACAGGTTGCTGTACCTGCCGAATGGTCGGGCGACAGTGTAGAAACCTATATGGGTTTCATTTCCGAAGACGGTAAGGAAGTCGCAAACAGTGTGTATTTGGGCAGTGTTGCCATTGCTTAACAGCAGGCAATCAAAGAAAAAAGCCGCCGCAAGCGGCTTTTTTTTGACACTAATAAATCTATAATCAATTAAAAATAAATATATTATGTTACTTTTTATACCGTCAATAATAAATGAAGATTGGAGCCATTTTAATGCGCTCCTTACTGTTTTGGTTGTCCTGTATGCTTGTGTATTCGTTTCCGTATTCATTGATTTGTTCTTTGGAGTGAAACGCGCAAAACGTCTAAAAATAGTCCGTACAAGTTTCGGCTACCGCCGAACAATTACCAAATTAACAAGTTATTTCGGTTTATTGCTAATGCTTTCCATAGCCGACATTGCGGCAAGTGTTATTTTCAAAATGCCCTATTTTACCGTAATCGGTGCGATTGGAATTGTAGCAGTTGAGGCAAAGTCAGTGTTTGAAAATATCCACAAGGACGAAAAAAACATTGCCGAAGTACAAAAATTGCTTTTAAAACTTTTTGAGAGCAAGGAAGAAATACAGTCGTTAATTAACTTTCTAAATTCAAATAACAATGATACCAAGAGGATTACGCAATAACAACCCCTTAAACATTCGGCATAACGCCGATGTTTTTCAGGGCGAAATAAAAGGGAATGATAAATCATTCAAAACCTTTTCTTCAATGCCATACGGCTATCGTGCCGCGTTTGTAACGCTCGGCACATACCTTTCGCGAGGGTGGAACACCATTGAAAAGATAATTGCAAAGTGGGCGCCACCAACCGAAAACAATACAGCGGGCTACATTGCCAAAGTCGAAAAGTGGTCAGGAGTTCCAAAAGACAAGGTTTTAACCGCCGCAAGCGGCGCAGACTACATTATGATTGTCGCCGCGATGAGTTTCGTAGAGAACGGCATAAACGCCGATATTAACCAAATCAAAGCGGGCTTTGCCCTGCAAAACAAAATTACAATGCAATGAAAAAAACAGTTATTTTTTGCGCTATCGCGCTACTCTGTTGTGCCTGCGGCACAACTAAATATGTGCCAATCGAAACCACACGCACAGAGTACCGCGACAACTATTTGCGGGACAGTATCTATTTGCACGATAGTATTTTCGTCAAAGAGAAAGGCGACACGCTCATAGTAGAGAAATACCGCTATTTATACCGTGATAAACTCATACGCGACAGCATTTTCCAAACCGACACAATCCGCGTTCCGTATCCTGTTGAGGTTATCAAAGAAGTAAAAAAGCCATTAACAGGGTGGCAGAATTTTCAAGTATGGAGCGGGCGCATTGCACTTGTTACCGTTCTGTTGTTACTCATATACTTTGTACGAAAACGAAAGTAAATCCGACACAGAAAAAGCCGCCGCAAGCGGCTTTTTTTATGCTTATTTGCATTTGCAAATATGAGATACTTATCAGAATATTTACTACTTTTGCACTCTGAATTATTGTTATTCAATCTTTGTTTATTCTTAATACGATGTTAAATGTACCGCATTTGTACCACGAATAAACTATTTAATTTATTATCAAATAAATATATTTTTTGTATCGGGAAATGAAGCCTGTTTTTGATACAGAAAACAACAACTAAAAAACAGCATATAAAAAGCAACTAAACATATTTATTTACAGCGTATTAAAAGAACGGAAAATGTTATCAAATGTTTTCCGTTCTTTCTTTTGCATATCATTTATTTGTTGTATCTTTGTTGCTCGTTTGTTGCTCGGCAATATTTGAGCAACAAAATTTGTTTCACAGCAACAAAATAGATAATATACAGATATGGCAGCAAAGAAAAAAGCGACAGCAAACACAAAGAAAGAACCGGTAAGATTAAGGGAAAGATTATTACCGAGTGGCAATAAAACTTTGTACTTGGATATTTATCGGGACGGCAAGCGTGAATATGAATACTTGAAATTATACATTGTTCCGGCAAAAACACCGCTCGACAAAGAACAAAACAAGGAAACTTTGGCGACAGCCCAAGCAATAAAGGCAAAACGACAAATTGAGCTGCAAAATGGCGAGTATGGTTTTACAAGTCAATTCAAAATCGACACGCCCTTTCTCAACTATTACAGAAAGATGTGTGAAGAAAGACAGGGAACGCCTGAAAGTCGGGGTAATTGGGGTAATTGGTACAGTTGCCTGAAACACCTTGAAAGGTATTGTACCGATAAGACCACATTTAAGGACGTTACGACCGACTGGATAGACGGCTTTAAGGATTATTTGGATAACGCGGCCAAAGATGCCTACAAGAGAAGAAACAACGATTTGGCAGAGGCAAAATCGCTATCCCAAAATTCCAAAGTATCCTATTTTAATAAATTGAGGGCGTGTATTAACAAAGCGTTTGAGGATAGAATAATACCGACAAACCCGCTACGTGGCGTTTCAGGCTTTAAGGTTGAAGAAACAGAAAGAACCTACCTAACCTTTGATGAGGTTAAGAAAATGGCTAAAACAGACTGTAAATACCCTGTATTAAAGCGTGCGTTTCTGTTTAGTTGTTTGACAGGGATAAGGAAAAGCGATATAGAAAAAATGACTTGGGGGGAAGTGCAAAAGATGGGCGAACAGACAAGAATCGTATTCAAACAGAAAAAGACAGGCGGGCAGGAGTATTTGGATATAAACGAGCAGGCAGTCGTATATTTGGGGGAAAGAAGAAAAAACACAGACAGGGTATTTGCCGGATTTAATTACAATTCCCAAACGTTGTTAGAGTTGAGACGTTGGGCGATGCTGTCAGGCATTACAAAGGATTTGACCTTTCATGCGGGGCGGCACACATTTGCCGTTATTATGTTGGATTTAGGAGCGGAAATATACACAGTATCAAAACTGTTGGGA